ATCATGGCGCAATTAGGAGAGAGGTAGTTTTTCCCGGCACTAATCTTGAAACCGCACTCCCCAATTACAACACGGAACACGTCGAAGAGTCGGCGCTCGCACTTGAACAGCATATCGTCACCATTGACGATGACGAACTTGTTAAGTTTTACAGCGAGCCCGGCGCGACGAAAGTATTCGGCGGTATCATGGAGAGCCTCATTGACCCAACGGCGAACGGATTCGCGATAGCAGGCCAGGTTGAGGACGCAGAGGAGAGGGAAGGAGAGGGGATGGCCCATCAATTGGCCTTCAATCACCTCAATTGGTTTTATCCTACGAGCATCATGCTCGGCATCCGTCATGCCCTCAGGCTTCGTGGACGGTTTAGGATACTTTGCAACGCCGCTGCCGATCAGTGCAGCTTCAGCGAACCTCCCCGTGGGAAGGTCCACACAACTTGAAAAGGCGGCCATGGTGGAGCTCATAAAGGTCAAGTCGGTAGCTGCTTCAAAGTCGACAGAGCAGAAATAGGGTTGATCTGGCAGCTCGTGCTCGAGCTCATTAACCTTCTGGGTGAGATCGTCATGACGCATGGTGGAGGCAGGGTGCCTTTTCCACGCGTCGATCATCACGCCCTGAATAGGTTGGAGAGCACAGTACAAGGGGCCATCCCCAATGGTGACAATCCGAAATTTACCAGGCTCGGCAATGGCCATGACAGAAACGTCAAAGGGACCGTAGTTGTCTACAGTCTTAACCTTGCGGCCGGCCTGGTGGGGGTCGTCAATCCATTTGTAGGTTGTTTTATGCTTTGATGGATCCAAGATCCGTTCTTCTGCATCCCGATAGAGCTTGTCAAACTGAGTCTGACGCCATCGGTCTAAACCTTCTGCGGTACTTCGGAGCGATCCGATGTGGTGTGACTGTCCGGCCCCCCTCGAAAGGAGGCCGTTCAGGTCTAGGCTGTCTACGAGAGACAGCGTTCCTCCGTGCCTAACGGTTTTCTGCCGGCAACTGGAGCCGGTCGGGAGGAACTTGTGGAGACTTCGACTACATTTCGCAAACACTTCGCGAGAAACGTCGATGATTGTCTCATACAATCCAGACGAACGAGGACGGACCCGAGTGGATCCATCCTTGTTCATTCCTTGGAGTCTTTTTGCATGGAGCGACAGGGTGTCGTCCATCTTACGTAGACTCAGCTGGGGCCACATCTTCTTGCCCCCCTTTTGGAGACTCATCAGCAGCTTTAAATCTTGTTTAAGCATTGCTAACTTCAGAGATCTCCACAGGTAGCCTGTGAACAGGTTGCCTACCTCAATGAAGCGGCGCTCCTCTGGAGGCGCTTCATCTTGGTTTGCAAAACCCTTGGAAAGATAGGAATCGAGCCAGTACTTCAAGTAAGACTGCTCGAGGCAGGGAGAGTTATCAAACCTCCCATCCCATCCCGGGGGACTGATCAGTGAATTAATACGTCTACCAGTTTCAATGAAACTTCGGACAATCCGGCGGAATTCACTGTCAGGGAACTGGATCCTTGGCTTGCCCTCACTCAGGACGATTTTCGTCTTACAGAGGTGAGCGAGCCAGGGCCAGATCAACGAATCGACAAAAGGAGCGATGAGAGCTTCGTTCGCATGCGGGTTGTCCACCCACTCTGAGGTCTTCGTATTGAAGATCTTCAGGGGGTGGCGCACGCAAGCGGCTCCCAACCCAGAGATAACCTTTCTCTGGATGGTGAGTACGAGGTATTCAGCGTTACACGTCGATTTGTGTAAACCAAATTTGTCGTCGTGAGGATTCTCCTCACATTCAGACGACCCATACATACTAGCAACTGCTGTATCGCCAACAGGGCGTTCAGTACTGCCGGCACCGACCTTACGGTCAGGCAGGCTAGTCCCAGGGGTGCCAACCCCGGATTCCATAACTGCATCGAAAGATGTGG